CTCCGTCCGCACCATTAACAATAAATAAATCAATCACTTAAAACACATTGGGACAGTTTAGGGACAAAAGACACAGGCCATCTGATTTAATCAGGTGGTTTTTTTATTGAGCTCAAATGACTTTAAATCAATACAAATCAGCGACTTGCAAAAATCTTCAAAAAACCTCTTGCATTACCGCATTAGAAGAGGTAATATACACACATGGACAGACAACAAGATCTACCACCGACACCTTGACGGAATCAAGGATAAATACCGAAAGGAAATCAAAATGTTCAAACGCGTTATTATCTTCACATCTTTCAACGGCTTTGAAAAAGTTTCTCAAACTGAAAAACGCCGCCTTGCCAACATCATCAATTCTGAAGTTTCTATCATCAACGAACACTTGGCAGCCAAAGCAACTATCGAATCTTTAGACGGCCAATACCGCGCTTTCTTGTTCAATGATGAAGCCCCTGCAATGACTGAATTTATCGAGAAACTGAAAGCATTTGCCAAAAGCTCAGACGGCGTTTCAATCAGCGCATGGGAAATTGAAGAAAGCAAATACAATAGCTTACCGTTGAAACAAAAAGACTTTTTGGCTACTGCAAACGGCAATAAAATTTTTGAAGCATAACAGACAGGCCGCCTGAAATATGGCGGCTTTTTTGAAAGCAAATCATGAGCAAGAATAATATTTTCAACCGATACCCGGCAATTATTCACGGCGAAGCACGCGCTGAAACAGACGAATTTGTCGTTCATACGCGATACCCTCGATTCTTGGCACGGAAATCACTAGACGACAGATACACGGGAACAATACCGAAAAAGCCTGTCAACGGCGATATGATCGAAGATAGCAAGACAGGCCGCCTCGCCTACCGCTCGAATATCGGTCTTTGGCTGTCGGACTTTATCTTTTTGGATAATAACCGCCCTGAAGTTACCGAAGAATGGCTGAATAGTCTTAAAAAAGTCTGCGACCAAATCACGGCAGACGATTTGATGTTGTCTGAAGATGGGGACTTTTATGATTGAAAATGCAGAATTGGGCTACACACCTGCGAATCTAAAGGCATTACGCCGAAGATATGGGCTGACACAGCAGAATGTTGCCGATATTACGGAATCAACACTAAAAACCGCCCAAAAATGGGAAACAAGCCCAAGCATGAGCAGTTTTGCGAATATGCCTCACACTAAATGGTTGAAATTGTTGGACTATTTGAAGAATAAATGAGAAGAGGCCGTGCTGCTGATGGCGGCGTATTGGCGGCCACCTGAGATACTGGCGGTTTTGAAATGACTTGCAGGAGATTGTTGGATTGGATATAGTGTAAATTCATCATAACTACATGAAATAACGCTATATTATGTTCTCATTCTTTACGGTTAAAGCCAAGAATACAAAAGAAAAAGTGCTGTTGGAAATTGACGAGTTAGAGAAAGTGTTAAAACTTTCCAAGAAACTGACCAACAAGCAAATTGGGAGATTGGCTAAATACTTGCGGAAACACCCGCCTGCTGAACGGTACAATTTGATTTATGCCGATATTCAGCAGGCTTTGGCAACCGATGAAACCATTCCTAGCGATTTTAATGTTAAATCGATTCAGGTAGAAATGAGGATTGCCAAATTTCGTGCCGAGGAAATGGTAAGTCGGGAGAAAAGCAAAAAGGCAGGGATTACACATGTCTCTATTACCTTCACACCGGATATGGAATATTGTGAAACAGCACAACAATACCGCAAAAAATATGATGGCAAGGTCGTGAAACTGGGAAATGCCCCAATATTTCCGCTGATTACCTGCTATAACTGCAATAATTGCACTAGATTTGTATTGGTGAAACCACTTATCAAAGGATGGAATTATTGAGCAACCGAACCCCTTGCATTTGCAGGGGTTTTGTTTTATATTCCCACTTACGAGGCGTCGAAAACCTCTTCCTACACGGCATTCACCCCGTCAGCGTGAATTTTTTACGTCCATAGTTTCCTTAGTGTTTTGCTTCGATAAAGGTTTCCTATGGCCGCGAGGGCTGTGAATACAATACCTGCTTCAGCAGGGAATAAGCACGGCTCTTGTAGGGAGTTTTCGAACCTCGCGGCCGCCCGTTTCGGGCAACTTCGAAAAAAACCTACAGGAAACCATCATGAACAATTCAGTTCAATCTTTTAATTTCAACCAAAAGCAAATCCAAGTTATTAACAAAGACGGCGAAGCGTGGTTTGTAGCTTCGGAAATTGCCGCCATGTTCGGCTATCGTGATGCCGCAAATCTGACGCGTATCTTAGATGACGATGAAAAGGGTACTCATAACGTGAGTACCCTTGGCGGGAAACAAGATGTATCAGTCATCAACGAAAGCGGTTTCTACCATGCTGCATTCAAATCCCGCAAGGCAGAAGTTAAACCGTTTCGCAAATGGGTAACGTCCGAAGTTCTGCCCGCCATCCGCAAAACAGGCGGCTACCAAGTCGGACAAAAAACCACCGCCGACGACCGTACCGGATTGCGCCAAGCCGTCGCCGCGCTTGTCGGACGCAAAGGCATAAACTACTCCTCCGCGTACAGTATGATTCACCAACGCTTCAACGTCGGCGCGATTGAAGACCTCCCTGCCGAGAAGCTGCCCGAAGCCGTCGCCTACGTCCACGCGCTGACCCTGCACACAGGCTTGACGGGCGAAGTGTTGGACGCACCTCCCAAAGCCGAGCCGAAACTGCCCATCGACGGCAACTCTTTAGCCGACATTGCCGCTATGGTTTATTACGGCGCATGGATGATTGAATTGGGCAAAGAAATCTCCGCGCCGCTCAAACAGCTTGGCAGCATACAGGCGATTACGATGTATACGATTTGGCACGAAACCCGTTCACGCCTGAAAAGAACCGTCGCAGCCCTCGAAGTGTTGCGGGGATATGCGGACAAAGACGCCTCCGACCGCATGGCCTTATGTCTTAACGGCATTTCCATCAAGGCTACGGTAAGGTAAACAGAAAATGCCGTCTGAACAAGGCTTCAGACGGCTTCTGCTTTATTTAATAGTATCAGATAACGCCTTGTGCCGCGCCTTGCAGTCATTGTACAAGCCGATGACTTGCAACGACCACGGCAACACATCCGCGCCTGTTCCGCCCTCAAGTTTAGGCAGGTTTGGGCATGGTTGCACCAAGTCGGCAGGTGGCTTAATTGCCGTCGGCAATGGCGGCGTTGATGACTGACAGCCCATCAGAATCAACACAGATGTTGCGAAATACAGGCTTTTCGACAATCTTTTGAACTTGCACATAACGCACCCTTTCCTTTTCTTCTCGCACGGCCTTGCCGGTCTGATACACGGCGGACGATTCGCGGTCTTGCTTCGCTTTTTCAATCGCGGAATCTTTCAGACGGCCTGAAATTTCCGCCGCCATTGATTCACGTCCGCGCTTGTATTGGGCGGAATGGTCGTATTGCCACGCGCCGATGACGATTGAAAAAACAACTAAAACCGCGATCAATTTCCAATTTCTAAGCAACGTTTTAGCCATAATTCAAGCATATCCTTATAGGTTTTAATCTCACGTTCGGAAAAATCAAAAGCCGCTAGGTCCGCGTTTTCGCTGGCTTCGCGGCTTTTTTCTTGCCATTCCGTGATTTTTTGTTTTGCAAAATCAACAGGATTCATATGCAACCTTTAGACGTGCAGGCCGGGCAAATAGACAGTCTTACCGTTCTTCTTGGTTGCTGTCATGATTTGGTTACGCATTGGGCTGTTTCGGCGGAAACCTACATGCACCCACGCGCCATCGCCACGTTCAGGAAACTCAAGAATCAACTGGTCAAAGGTCAGTTTGCCCTCGTCCCGCATTTTGATTAAGAGTTTCGCAAATGCCAAAGAGGTCAAGCCAATAGCATCACAATCAGCCGCCAAGCCGAAACGATGGGCGGACGTTGGACTACCGCCTACCAGCTTATTCACGCGCTCACTGCGAAAGCATGATGTAACGATGATCCCGCGGCCAACATAGGCACGGATTTTCTCAAGCTGTTGCGCCGTGTAATAGATGTTGTCCATTTCGGCAGATGATGGCTTGTTCTCAATGCCGGCACGGCGTGCAGATTCGCTGCGTGTCAATTCTTTTAAGCTAAAGTGTTCTGTGATTTGCATTTTTACTTCTCCATTAAAAAAGGCCGTCTGATTTCAGACGACCTGTCGTTACTCTTTATCGATAAATTTGTCAGCCGTTTTCCTGGCCCACCTTTTCATTAAGCCCGGGGCTAAGGTTTTAACGGTATCCATGGCGTGGCCTGTTAAAATGCCGACAAACGCGCCGGCAATAGCGCAAGTCCAAACTTGGTTAACCATCAAAAACCGTTCCACTACCGCCGCCGCTGCCACTGCCGACACAACCGCCTCAAATACGCTTGAGACAATCTTGTCGTGGTCTTTGATACTCGACCACGCACTGCCGACAATGCCGCCCCCTATGGCAAACAGGTAGCCAAATTGGAAAAAATCCATTATTCCCCCCTTAGGCCGTCTTTCAGTTTTCTGCCCGAAAATAAAAATTTAAGTGAGTTATTACCGGCCAAAAGGCACAAGAATGACAGAATCGGCGGGATAACCATACCCGTATGAGCAGGCGGAAACGCTCCCCAAAACGCCTGCGCCGTCAGATACCAAATGAACGCCGACACCAGCAACAGATAGCCCGAAAATACGTTTCCGCGGTACGTCTGCCAGTACATCGCGGCCAACTGCAACAAGCCGATACCGCCGAAAACAGGAATCAGGATAGATTCGGGTATCGTTTTGAATTTGTAATAGATAGGCCATTCATAAATATCGATAGGCGAAAACGCAAACACAGCGGCATAACCAATCATCGACAAGCCACTGGCAAACTCGACAACGCGCGTCCCCGTGCCAAAAAGCCACTTCTGAAAACGTACAGGCAAAAACCGCCACTCCAACACATATTTAACCCATTTCAATGAGTTACTCATTTTCCAATCTCCAAAGAAAAAGGACTTTTTGACAAAATTATCAAAAAGTCCGTTTACGAAAAAAGGCCGTCTAATAACTATGCCAGCTTACCAGTTACAGCGTAGTGAATCGTCTGAACGCCTGCGCTGAAGTAATTTGACCGACAGGTAAAGCCGTTTTTATCCACTGAAAGCAAATACAGAAAGCGGTTTTCGCCTGCGCCCATCAAAGCAGGTTGGCCGTGAAACGTTGGCGTTTCCGCAAACTTCGCTTCAAATTCAACCGTTTGAATGCTTTGAGCGCTGACAGTAACGGGGATAGTCTTGATTTCCGTGTACATGCCGTTCGACTGACCGCCGCCAGCAGGCAGGACGAAGTTCAGAACCGCCGCCGATTCCGTGCCAGTATTGGTTACGCTTGCCGTTTCGCCTGTCGTTACCGTGCCGATGGTTACAGTTGCCGATTTACCGTCGTCGCCTTTTTCGCCCTTGAGGGAAGCTACCCATTCTTCTTCAGTATCAAAACGCAGACGCCCGCCAGCACTTTCAAAGGCTGATTTCCCTTTTCCCCCTGGTGCTCCTACATCGCCTTTTAAGCTATAAACCCATTCCTCTTCATCGCCATCATAGCCGTGCGCAACCGCGATCTCATAGGCTGATTTACCGTCTCGACCACGCTCGCCTTTCGCGCCCGGTAAGCCGTCAGCCCCTCGTTCGCCCGGAATCCCTCGTTCCCCAGTGTCGCCTTTCGCACCAGCCGCGCCATCTTCGCCTTTCTCTCCTCGCTCGCCCTTGAACTTAGTGAGAAACTCCTCAAAAGTGCCGGTAAAGCCAATCTCCCTTTTGGCGCGGTCGTACAAGTCTTGCCCTGCACCTTGAGCAATGGCGGTTTCCTTAACGTCAATTTCTACAGACGGCGTTTTGTCCGATAGGGTAAATACATATTCCGTCATAGCGTGATAACCTCCAGTAAGCAAATTTCGCCACGAATAAGAGTGTGCCGTGTTGATACGTTCAGAATATCGTACTTAGCACGTCGCCACTTCACGTTTTTGGAAAATTCAGGCGGAAACTCCAGCGTTAGGACGTTTTCGGCCACTTGGATATTCGCCGTGGCCTCGAACGTCTCCCCAGTGCTAGGCTCAACCATCATTTTCAAATTGGCGGTCGATAAATCAAAAAGCTTGCCGTCCGCCGTTACCGTCACCTCGAAACGCCGTGCATTTCCGCGCGGTATCTCGATGTTTATAATCGGGATTTCTGCTTTGATACGAATCAAACCATTCATAAAAACTCCATTAAAACAGCCTGACAGATTAACTATCGGGCTTATCGTTTACTTACTGTTTGGCAGATTCCACTCAGTGTAATCGTAGGCGTATGCCGTGTCTTGCAATGGTTTGACACTAATAAATTGGCCGCTCCACCAAGGCGCAATAACACCGCCATAACCGCATGAAATCCCACGAATTGGTCGATAGTCCTTATTGAGGAAGCGGTCAGGACATCTCTCCGTTGTAATAATGCTTTCAACCCCCGCCTTGTATGGATAAACTGTGTCTAATCGAAACTCAACATTACCACCGATTTGACGATATGCAACCGGACCACCTTGAGAATCTCTACCGGAAGTCAGCCCATCAATTACAGGAATCTGAATCCATCCAGTGTTATACGGCTCAACAACATCCGCTACAATCTCAATAGCGGACGGAATCGCGCGACCAGTTTGAAAACTATTATCTGAAGATGGGCATGCGTATGCGTCGCCGTACCAAACCTGCGAAGAGCCGCCAGCGTCGAGGGCGACGGCAATCAGGCAGCCTTCATCAGCCATGATTTGCGCGGATTCTTGCAGCGTGGCTCCGTATGAGCCGCTGATTCCTTCGAGGTTTAAAAACACGATGCTGCGGTCGGCACGTTGGCCGATGGCGGCTCGCGCGCTTAAGTATGTGTCGGGATTTTTAATTACAGTGCCATTTTCAACTAAGACAGGGCCGCGCGCGAAACTGGCTGTCCACAAAGCACCCTCTGCCACCCATTTCGCGGCATTCTTTCCGTCTTTGCTTCTCGCAATCTTTAACTTGCCATCTTTCATCCATACGGCGGCTGCGTTGGTATCTTCGTCTGTTTTTGCCCAGTCTCTATGCACTTCGCCGTCGATAATCTGTAAACCTTGCAATGCTGATTTGCCATCTACCGGCGGCGTTGTCCATCCATCACAGCTTAACAAGATTCGTGATTTGCTATGACCGACAAATTCGTGCAGTTTTTGAAGTTTGATTTTCTTCTGCGCGTCTGGCTCTCCAAGAGTAATTTTGCGCACACAGCCGGACTTAGGATTAATAATTTCCGTAATATTCCAGCGTTTGCCGTCTTTTTGATGGTATCGACAACGGACGATAGACGGCAAATTCTTGTCAGTGTATGTTCCATCAAAATGAGCAAACGACTCATTAATCGGAACCCAGCCGGGCAAATCAGGAATATATTTGCTTCCACGCTTGCGTTCGTAAAATTGACCTTGTGCAACAGCGACCGCTCCATCAGGCAAGGCAATCATTTCTGGCGTATTTTGCTTTTCCACAAACTCTGCGCGGCTTGTTGCATAAATAACTAAAGGGGATTTATTGATTAAATCCCCTGCGCTATTTTTTGCAATTTCTTTAACTGCGTCAACGACTTTACCCGTTCGTACACCTGAAGCGGAAATCAACCCAGTTCTATCAGCAAGCAGTTTCCCAATCGGGTCTGCGCCTGAACAAATTTTCCAGCCTGTTGAACTAGTTGTATTTGGATTGGTCTTATTATTGGCAACCGTGTTAATGTATTCCGTCATGCCGTCATCACTAAGAACAATCGCACCAATATCATAACCGTCAATTTCTTCACAGAAATCAGCGTCAAACTTGTATTGACCGCCTTTATTCATGTAGGCGATATGGCTAGACAGCTCATAAAGAACACCGTTCATATCCTTGCCGCTTGGCGGCTGTCCCCCAACGGCAATAGGTGTCATGGTTACTGCCGGGAAGCCTTTTTTATATGTTGCCGCATTTGCGGCGGTGCTTTCAGTCACAACATCAGGGATATTGTTTTTCAAACCCTCTTCCGCAAAAGCTCGTGTTAAGCGTTTAGGCTCCATGTTTTAAACCTCCAAATAAAAAACCCCGTTGTTAAACGGGGAATAACCGGCTTCTTCAAAGCCGAAATATTTACTTCTCGATGGTTCGAGAAAATCAATCAATACGCCTGATGGCCTTGGCAAAATATCGGACTGCAACAAAATAGCCCGTTCTTCGTTGCTTAAATCAAACTCGAAGATATAACGGGCTGTCATTGTTCCAGTTTTGTAATAGTATGCACGGCCTCGCTTCTCAAACATCGTCATCAGCAAGCGGTTTATGTTATATGCCGTTGCGTACATGATATTTTTCATCGCCTTGATTAAAATCATCTGGCGATACGCGCCGTCACTCATAGAGAAAACGCTTGTATTGCCTGCGCCTCTGCTCCATACGCCATCATTAAATGGTAAGAAACCATCTGCAAAGCCGAGATAGTCGCCGCTAACCATTTGAAATGACCGCTCCATGCCGACAATCTTGCCCCACACGTCCAAGCCGTAGCCCTCAGCGGTTTCAATATCCCAGACAAGACGGCGAAATTCCTCGATTTTATCGGCAGGGCATATGCACTGATTCAGCCGTTCAATCAATCCCAGCAAGACAGGGCTATGAGCGTATTGGCTGATAATCGTCTTTTTAACGTCAATCATCTTCTACAATCTCGATATTGCTTGCCTGTACAGACGGAATTTTTGAAATGCCGACAGAAACAGCCTCACGCCAGCCCGAACGTTTATCAGAAACCTGAATATCAAGCAGTCGCACATCGGCGTGATTCTGCAAAACAGCGGTAAAGAAATCCGCCGAGTAAACAGTAGCCCCAATTTTTGACAGCTTCATTTTTTCAAACGTTTCCGCAATGGTTTTCTGAATCTTCAGTTCATAACCAAGCGGCGCACCTTTTGCCACGCGCACCTTAAAGAACACTTGAACAGGCTCAGGGCGTTGGAACAGGATTTCATAAGACGGCTTAGGGTCTTGATACAGGTCGTCATAAATCGTAACCGCCGTATTGCCGTTGTAATCACAACCGCTGCCTGAGTATCGCCAAATCGTCTTAGCGATTTCCTCGTTATCGCCGCCATTAACGGCAACGAAAATACTATGCGGCGCAAGCGTGTAGCCGTTTTTCTCTACTGCCGTGCCTTTTGGGTTATCGATAACATAAACATCCGTCACGCCGGGCAATTTAGCCACGTTCGCATAAACAGAAGCAGGCATACCAAGCGAATTGATGGCTACGCTTTTTTGCCGTCTATCTTTAAAATCTTCACGGCTTTCAGCAGGCTTACCGGCAATCGAATCATGCGGATTGCTCACACGGTCAAGGCCGTTGATGTATTGGGTCATGGTCGAAATTGAACCGGCTCGCGCGTGAACAACGCTGTTTGCCGTTACAACCGTTGAAACCGTGCCACTTGATCCGATAACGTACCGTTTACTCACGCGCCAAACCTGCCCATTTTCATCTTGGACAGGATAATCTTTCGGGATAACCACACCAGCCAAGCCGATAAATTCACAGATGGCCTGCGCTTTCGTTTCGGGTTTGCGCTCCAAGAAGTAGATTTTTGCGATCGCATCTTGCATTGCGCCCTCCGCATAATCAGGGTTGACCTGATTCATCAGCAGGGCAAGTTGGTTATCACGGTCTGCGATAATCGCCGCCAGTGATGAAGCCAACTGACCTTGAGGCGTATCAAGGTTTTTATTCAGATTCCCACCAAACGCCTGATTAAAATCCTCTAACAAGCCCTGCAATACCGATTCTTCAGTCGGAATAACAACGCCTGTATCGTTGATTTCAATAGGGGGAACATTTGTTTTAAAAGTCATAAAGCCACCGTATGAACTTGGTTGTTTTCATCTTTGAACCTAACGCTCCCACTCAAGCCACGATTTGTAATATCGTTTACTGACACAATCACGTCTTTCACGCCTGCCACGCGCATAGCTGCTTCTTCCATGCGGTGCTTGAACAGCGCAAAAGAATGAGGGCGTCCAAGCACTTCATCGAAGTATGGAACGCCCTGTTCAGTGTCATAGTAAAGCTCGCCCTCAAACAGCCTGATCGCATTTGCCACGCTTTGAGCCGTTGAGTAAGGGGCTTTCGCATAAGCAATATCGCCGTCAGCCGTTAATTCCAAATCCCAAGTAGTGGGATTTAAATAAAGTGTTTCCATCGCTTCCTTTCCTAATCAACAGGGCTGCCGCCGTTCGTATGATTAACCAGCGATTTACCGCCGCCGACAACATCGACTTTTGATTCGATTTGGCCGTCTGTTGTCAAAGTACCTGAGAATGAAGCCGCGCCGCCGCCTGTTTGCGAGAAACTGCCGTTTTGCGTGGTGTTGCCGATAATCTGCACAGTAGGCGATTTAATCATGGTCTTTGGTGCTTCAAGCTCGATTCCAGTAGGGGAATAGATTTTGATTCCACCGCCTGAAAACATGATGTATTGAGATGGCGTACCGTTCAGGAAACCGCCAAAATAAAGGCCGTCTGAATAATCAAAACGGCGTTTGCTTTGCGGTGCTGAAGCGGCTTTATTCGCCTTTACACTCGAAATATCGCGGCTGCAAAAACCGCACATCCCAATATCTCCAACTTGAGGGTCAATAACGACAGCATTACCACCGCCTTGCAAGCGCATATAAGGCACATTGAAGATTACCCCATGAGGAATAACGCCGCCGCTGCCGTCAATCTGAGAAACAAGCGGCTGAACGTCAACCATGCCGACAGGGGCTAACCCACCGCCTTTTACTGCGACAACCTTTACCAGCGTTACCGTCTGAAGCCTCGACAGGATACTTTCAACGATATAGCCTATCTCGCCCTGTCCGCCTCGTTGCCCAGGCTGTTCAAAGCCTAATCTACTTTGCGACATGTACCGTCTCGCTTTCCGCGTGAGCCGCTTTAATAAACACTTCCCACTTACCGCTAGGGCTGAATGATTCAAGCGTGATATTCATACCGAAAACACGCCATTTACCGTTACAGGTAGGGATAATGCTGTCCTCAATCTCAACCAAGCCGCCAAAACGCAAGGCAGGGTCATAAAGGCATGAGAACTGGACGCCGATTTGGTCGGGTATCGGATAGCCGATAAGCCCTGTACTTGGACGAATAACAGGCACGTCAACCATGCGCGGCTCGCCTTTGGGCGCGATTGCGATTGTGTCGTTGTCGATATACAGGTCAAGGTCGGCATTTTTCGCCAACATCTGCACTTTACCCAAAGCGGAATCAGGCAGGTATTGGTTACTCAGTTTCGCCGTAACGCCGTTATTTTCAAAGCTCATGCCCATATCTGTTGCAAGTTGCGATATAGCCTCTGCCACATCTATCTCGCCCTCGAAACTTCGCGGCGGGGTTGGTACGATTTGATGGTAGTAGCCCGTGCTACTCTCAATATTCAGACAGACATTGGGCGCGGAACTAAAATCAGGCTTCGCAAATGTGATATTGCCTTTATAGACAACAGACATTTTGTCATCATCGCCTGCTTCGATTTGGATCAGGTTTTGCAAAGCCTCTTTTGTGTTCCATTGCACCCTGAGCAATGCCAGCATATTGCTTAAATGCAAGCCAAAGATACGGACGTTTGCGGTAGGCATGACTGATCCGTTGCCGTAATTGATACGACATTCAGTTCGCAAACCGTCAAAAACAAGCGTATTGTTTCCGTCTTCGTCAAAGTCTTTATTTTCGCCGGACAAGATGATTGTTACCTTGATTCGTTTCTCTTTCAGACTAGGCATTTTTTACCCACCTTAAGACGTAACGCTTGCCCAGGCCACCGAAAACAGGGTCATCATTACCTTGCAAGTCCTCAAAGTACAATTCCCCATCAAAAGGGCGGAAAGCCTCGTTTACGATAGGCTCGCCATTCAAACAAACACGCCCACTCACTACCGGCACACGGTTTGCTTTCACATCGGCATAGAGTTTGCCAAGCCGCATAGTCAGCACAATATCAACTACTTGCTGACCCAGCGTTGTTGTTACTTTTTGCGACCGCTCGTCTGAAATAGGGATTGTGTAAACTTTCATATCAATCCCCTGTTACTTTTGTTGCGATTTGAGAAAGCACGGATTCCTTTACCGGCTCCGGCGGCGTTGCTGTCGGGGCTTCTTTCGCCTGCACCTTTCCGCCATCGGCCTGTAATCCTGCTTCCGATTTTGTCTTTTTATACTCAACCTTTGCCAACCGCACCTCTTGAAAGTGGATATTGACCTTAATCATCCGCGCACCGTTGCCAGCCTCTCGCACATAGTCGTAACCAGTGATTGAGCAGTTTGGATAGACGGCTTCAGGCGTGATAATCATGAATAAATCGGTTGAGTTGGCAAACGTGCTTAACAGTGCCAAAAAAGCACCGCGTTGCACCACGCCGCCAGTTGCCTTTGTCATCATTACACTGGCTTTAAAAGGCTCGTTTACCTTGTTGTAGCTCGTAAAACTCCCGTTTTCGATAGGGGAATTTACGACAGACGACTTGTTTTCATACCGCACAGAAGCAACGTTATCTGCCAGTAATAGCGGAATACCGCGCTGATTGAAGATTCCCCATTTTTCGCCAAATACCAAGTTAATCAGTTGCGCCCCACCAAAACTAATCAGGGCATTGCCGATATTCGCCGGTATCTTTGGAACGTTAGGGATTCCGACACTATTCCACTTCATATCTTTACCTCAGAAACAACAAAAGCCGCCTTTTCAGACGGCCTTTATTACCTAGTTCTACATTTGAGCAACAGCATATTGCCCGGCACGGCTGTTCAAGCCGTCCATAGCGTCCTGTACATTACCCCGAACGGTGCTTGCACTGGTTTGGACGTTGATACCGCCATTGACCGTGATTTGCGTGTTTTGGGTATTGCTGACGTTATGAGGATTCGCCGCGCCTCGTGAAGCGTTAATGCGCCCCTGTTGATTGCTGAGATTCTGTGCAACAGCCTGACCGCCCAAAGGTCTAGACATCATGCTGCCTCTACCTTTGTAAGCCATCATCTTATTGATGCTGTTTACATATCCCTGCGTTTCTTTCGGCGCATGAGACAGCCAGTCATTCCCATAGCGTTTAATGGCTTGGTCTAGGTTGCCGTTGCCCCAGTTATACGCTGCAAGGGCTTTGTTATGGTCGCCGTTGTAATGCTTCAGCAACCATTGGAAATAACGCGCCGCCGCATCGCTCGATGCGTCAAAGTCCCATTCCCTGCCTGATATACCGTAAGCCTTAGCCGTGCCGGGCATAAACTGGAAATGACCTTTCGCACCGGCGGCAGATGATTTCTTCATGTTGCCCTTACGGCTTTCCTGCGCCCATACAGAATAAAGCATGTGCTGCGGAATACCATACTTCTGACTTACAGCAGACAGTCGGGAATCAGCGTTTGAAACCGAGTCTTTGGCGTTGATTTTGTTCAGCCAATCTTCTTTGCCTGTAACAGCAATGGAAGATTGAGCAGGGCGGTTGACACTGCGCCCCCTGAAGTTTCTCAAAGGGTCAACGATATTCACTTCAAAATTTCGATGAGCAATACTTTTTACATAGTCCTCAATCTCTGTATATCGAACGCCTGACTTGCCGTCTTTGCCTCTGCCTGACGTGCTTTCAGCAATATATTTCTTGCCATTGATTACCACGACCGTGCCGGTATGCCCGATATTATGATAACGACCTTTTGCATGATTGCCGCGTGATTCACCCCAAACCATACCCGCCTCAAGCTTGGAAATATCAACGTTTGCCCAGCCTCTAGCATTTTGAACCAAGCGGCCTTTGGCTACTTCGCTCTGAATAATACCGGCCGCACCGCCTGAAGCGTTGATTCGGGCTTGTGATGCTTCCTTGCCAAACTGCTTTTGCAAGTCATCTACGACAGCCTTATTAATTGCATCAACGAAGCCGGAACAGTCAATCTTTCCTGTTTTGATGTTTTTTGAACCCATCTGATAGGTAACATCATCCCATGCTTGGACAAGCTGACCACCAACATCAGTGCCGACAGTGTTAACAGTATTGTTATTGCCTGATAACGTGCCGACATTATGACCAGTTGCTACGTCAACAGTGCCGGTAACTCTATCCCATGCCGCGCCTGCAAATGACTTCACGGCCTCCCAGCGGCGGTTAAATGCCACCTTGACCGCCTCGCCCGCGCCTGAAAAGTCTCCCTCTTTTAATCGGTTGAAGATTTCGACAATATCCATCAGATACGGCATAAGGCCGTCTGAAAGTTCAGAAGCAAGATTTTTAAAGCCGTTCATCAGCGAACCGACAGAAACCGTGTTCCCATCGATAAAGCCTTTTAGCCTCATCCAGTCAAGCATACCGTTTGCGGCTTCCGACCAGCTTGTATAACCAGTCGTCAGGTAAATGAACGACTTACCAAGCGAATCAGTGGAAACTTTGGAACTGTTGATATAACTGGTAAAACGGCCCCAATCAAACAGGGATTTGCCACCCTCTGCCCAAGTTTTATAGTCGTCATACAGCAAGCCAAACGCTGCGGCCAAGCCTGTAACCGCCGCAATTAACGGTGTAAACGGCGCGATAAAGGCAAACACCGCTGCCGTTGCAGTAACCAGCATTGGGACAAGAAACACGCCGATAGCCGTAGCAATGCCGAGAAACACGCCTTTTGTAACGTGTTCATGCTTAACCAAGAAGCCTACAAAGCCGCTCACAATCTCCGTGAGCGTTGTCAACACTGGAATCAAGGCATTGCCAATCATCAGCTTCAGGCTTTCCCATCGTGCATTTAAGACGGCTCGTGCTTCTGCGAGTTTGCGCGAGTTTTCAATATCCGCTTCGCTTGAGTGGTACATATCACGCTGAATCTCAAGCATACGCTCCATTTCGGCGCGACCGCGTGAAAGCGTGTTAAATGTACCGTCATCAATGCCCATCTGTTGGGCTAGTGTGTAGGCTTGTTGGCGATCCATCGTGCTGAATCGGTCTGCCAAATCAAGCATTACATCATCAAGTTTTCGGGCTTTACCTGTACTATCCAGCAAAGAAACGCCCAAAGCGTTGAAATACGGCAAGACGGACGTGTCGCCCATCATAATCAGGCTTTGCATATCGCCTGACAGGGTTTTCATGTAACCGCTCATGCCGTTGGCACTTTCTCCGGCCATCTCTGCCGCACCTTGCCATGCGCTCAATTCCTTACGCGCCATGCCAAGATTTTTAGCAGTAGTGTCTAGTTCGCGGTTTGCTTTCGCCGCGTCTAGTGCCAGCTTTGAAAGGCCACTTGCGCCAAGCAGTAAGCCTGTAAAGGCCGCAAAGCCCTTGATAGAAGCGTTTACGGTCTTTAGTAAGCCTTGCATTGAGACATCAGCTTTTTGCGTATCTACTACGCTCTTGCGCCGTGCCTCGCTGTTTTCTTTGGTTGTTTTTGCGGCAGTCTTTTCCGCTTTCTCAACCTTTGAAACAGAACGCTCTAAGCGGTCGTACTGCTTTTCTGCTTCCGCCGCTTCGCCTGAAAACTTGGAAGAATCGATACCAAGCTCAAGAAATAACGTGTCTATAACAGTCGCCATAATCAAACCTTTCAGACGGCCTGTCGCCGTTTCTCTTGTTGCTGCCGGTTGTAGCCGTCAACACTCAGAACCTCCCATAGATTCAAAGCATCTTCTAGGCTATAAACCGTCTGCAATTCGTGCAAAGTGCAAAGACGGCTTGAAATTAAGCCGCCGATAAGCGCGGACAGGTTTAAATACTCCATATCCGCGCCATAACCGCCACCGCCTAACTCAGGCCAGCCCCTTGTTGCAAAAAATCAATGTGCAGATTGAATACCTCCTTTCGGAACATCCAAAGATTGGTAAAGTCCTCTACATCGCCCAATTCCAAATCAAGTGGGCGTGGCGAACCACCATTAGGAATGAATTGCACACATTCCAGCAATTCATCCAACAGCGGAACAGCAATAGCGGGCGGAATCTTACCCAAAGCGGCAAATGCCACTTTAGCCAAGCCCATCATGCCCTCATTGGCTTCTGCAACATCAATGCCTGCACCGGCCAAAGCCAGCAAGACACGCATTGCCCAGTTATCAATCTTCGCCGCCGGCATTTCAGTAATTACAAACTTCTTACCTTTGTCGCGGCCTTTTTCGATCGTTACGGTTTTGGTTTTTAAAGACATTAGGAAATTTCCTCTTCAGTCACTACGCCCAAGTTAAACGTATAACTACCGGCATCCATGCGTTTTTTAGCACTGAAGCCAGCCAGATTAATCATGAAGCCTTTGGCAACGCGGCGAATACCCAATGATGGAATATCTACCTGAAACTCAAACGGGAATGTTTCCATTTGTTGAGTCATGCGCTCGTACATTTTGGCAAAGTGGGCGCGTGTAGGGCTGTTTGCTTCAAAAGTGATGGTTAATTGGTGCTCATGTTGGACATAAGCGCCTGACTGAATACCATCCACGCCCATCACGGTCTCGCCAATGGTTGCGTCTGAAAAGTCAAACGCTGAATCTGTCTTATAGCCTTGCGCTTGGACAAATTGGTCGGTATAGCCCTTAGCTTTCCACAGTAAAACACTGTTGGCAGAAGTAAGGGTTTTAGGTGCGATTTGTGCCATGTTGTTACCTCAAAAAATTAGGCCGCCTTTTCAGACGGCCTGTAAATTACAGAATGTTGATAGAACCCATGTTGACGGAATGAACGCTACCGCCATCGGTGTACCACAGCTTCATCGGCATGGATTCACGATTCCCGCGTGTTTGCGCTGTCGCTTTGCCGATATACAGGTAATAGCCACGCGCTTCGATTTGAGTAGCGGCATCTACACCGGCCTCGTTATTGATGATGGCGCGTTGCTGTTCAGACAAATCAACGCCTGCACGGATAGAACCGAAATTCAAGGCTTCATCGATAGCGTCTTGACATGCGGCGCGTTGCAATGCACGACCGACATCGTTATACGGCACAGACTTGGCAGAAGTGAGCATAGTCATCAGTGCAAGCTGTAACTGGCTGTTCAGGCGGATTTGGTTGACGTAGTTATCAAGCCATTTCCATTTACCAGTCATTTGACCGGGATACATGAACAAGAAGCGGTCGTTAGCAGTTGCCCATGCGCCATAGAAGTTATAGCCGTTGTCTTTCAGATTTTGCGCCTCGGTTGCATCGTTTACGTCCACTTCCAAGCCTGATTGACCTTTGAAAGCAACAGTAATACGGCCCTCGCGTTCACTGAAATCGATAGAAGCAATCGCACCACAGAGGAACGCCGCTTTATCCAAACCACCATAAACAGCGGTTGCGCCTGAATATTGGGATTCTTTCAGTTTCGCACCGAAAGAGGTTGTATTGCCTGCTTGCAATGCGGCGGCTTCTTTGCCCCAGCCGACATACAGGAAGCGTTCGTTTTGCAAGTTTGACCATTTGGCCAAAGCCAATTTATCTTCAATTGCCGGCTCTTCAATGGTTGTAAATGTTGCAAAGTTCAATGTAGCGGCGGTTAAACCTGCCATCATTTCATCAACGCTTTCCGCGCCTGTACCTTTTGACACACGCGCACCAGCAGATTCACTCAAGCCCAGTTTGTCGGCAATATCGCCAGTCGCAAAGGAAACAGTCGATTCTTTGCCGGTAGTGCCTGAGATAACCTTAAAGGCTTGCAACTGCTCTTCAAATTCAACAGTAGCACCCAGTGCTGCGCCGAGTTTTTGAGCTGCGTCTGAGAAGCTGGTAGCGTCTTTCAAATCAACGGCAGGTGCTTTTTTCTCAGTGCCGTCAATGGTTACATTCAGCGAACCTTTGATTTTCTTCAGTTCTGCAAGGCTTGTAGTTTTAACGCTCGCGCCAAGCAGGTAGCCAGCTTCAGCCACGCTGTTCAATGCGTAGAAATACAGACGGCCTGGCTTTTTGTTTGAGCCGTCAAAGCCTTTGAAGTAGATTTGAGCGGCTTTATATTCGTCCGAAGAGAAGCCGAAATGCTCGCCAACAGCTTCAGCCGTTGCAAACAGCAGGGCTTGGCCTGTCGGGATGTTGGCATTTTTACTCAAGAAAACGGCGTTAAGCGCAAGAGGGGAACCGCCTGAACTCAACACCGATGGATTCACGCTCACAATTTGTGAAGCAGGAATTGATTTAAACATTTAATTTCCTTTTATGATGGAATACGATTGATTGAAACAGCCGCGCCCTCGATAAAGTCTTGCGCATGTGTAACAGTAGGGTTGTAGGTCAGACTTGCCGTAATACTCCAACGTGCCTCAAATTCCTGCTCTTCGTTCGTGAGCGGAATATATCGCGCCTCGTCCGTATATAAAGGCTGGCACACTTCCAGCCGCTCGCAAGCATGATAATCACGCCACAAGGTCGAGAAAACGCGCACATTACGCCCTGAATCAACACCGTAGAAATCAAGCTGCATAGCCACTTCTATGCTTCTTGTTACGTCTGCAAGGACGTCTAATGGCCTCCATTCGTTTATCTGCGTGTTCATTTCCGATTCGCGGATAATGTTCATCAAGATAAATGGCGCGTTTGGAAGCGGTACATTATTGGAATAGCCCTGTATCACTTCGCAATCAGGGAATAATCCAAGCAGATACCGCCTTACGTCCTTGTAGATTTCAGACTGAGTAACGTTCAATGTTGCCGCCATACCACCACCTTGCACCAATCAGGCCATGATTCGGAAACGGACTTAATCAGCCACTCTGTCGGCTCTGTTTCGCCATAGGGCGCAAACACCAGCTTATCCGAACCTTTACCGGCAATGCGCCGTAATACGGAAAATTGACCCGTTACATACACGTTGAGCATATGCCCTTGTTGTAGCAATCCGTCAAACTCTTGCCGCTCCTGACTGCTTAGGCTTTGTGTCTGAATAGTAACTTCTTCAGTGTCATAATGAGCAGTCCTTACACCTGCATCATCAGTCTGATAGCCGTTATTCAGCATTAGCGTTGCCGTCATGTTTGGGTTTACAGCTCGTGTTACGCCGTTTGCAATAGCTCTCAAATTCATAGACTTCCCTTCGCCTATTCAACAACTTCGCTTTGAATTGCTCGCCATAAGTCCCCCGTGTCAATCAATGGCTTGTTAAAGCCTTTTTTCTTCACGGTTGACGGCGCGTTTTCAGGCTCTCTGAAGTTCTGAATCGTCTCGACAATATCGCCTTTCACACCCTCGCCAATCAACGCCAAAGCCTTGCCGACATCTCCGTCCGCGTGTTGCAATATGCTTGCCGCGTTATCCGCCCATTCGTCCTGCTTTTCTGCTATCGTATTACGGAAAAAAGGACGTGCCGGAATGTTGGCCGTACCGTATTCATTCCAGTAGGCCACCTGAGCCACGCTTACATCGCCTTTGCCGTCTTTGGCAGGGTATGTTTGCGTTTCCAAGATACCGACCCGAACCGTGCCGCTTGCCGCCTTACTGACAGCATTGCGCAAGGCTGAACGGAACTTACTACCGCCGCGCATAACAACCGCCCGGAACATATCGGAAAGCGCGATACTTCGCCGTCATCTGCCAGTAGGTCAAACCCCATGGCGTTTGGGCGAACCATGCCGCCTTGCCACTGACACCCGACAAATCCGCGCTAACCGATACGCTACCCTCAGTAGCCGAACCGATACGACCAACCAAGCCGCCTTGTTCTGCTCTTTCGTCCAAAGCGGCTAAATGGCGCATTAACAACATCAGCAATCGCTCACGCTCGCCCAAGTCTTTCACGATACTGCAATCAGTGTTATTGAGTAGCGTTTCAGCCTGAGCAAACCACCAGTCAAGCCGTACATTGGGCGCGTCGACAAATTGCGGGTAAACCTCGCGGAAAGTGTCTGGATTAAATACCACCACGCCCATGATGTTACTCGTCTGCTTTGGTTACGCCTGCATTTGGCGCATCAGGGTCAACTGCTTCCAAGCCGGTAGCGTTACCTACTTTTTCCGCTGCTTCTGCTTTGGTATCAGCCGCCTTATCGTGGGCGAAAATGAAGCCATTGCGAACCATTGCGCGGTCTGCGTGAGCTTCCATCCAAGCATCGAAAAATTCAGCGTCAACGTCATAGGTAATGCCATGGCCGCCAACCAAGCGCGAACTATTCGCACCGTTGATTTCAACAGTTTGGCCGTTCAGTTCGAGAATCAAACCGTTTGGCAGTTTGCAACCAACGGTAACAGTTTTTCTTTTTGTGTTTTTTGCCATTTAGCCAGCTCCTTTTAGCTAACAGTCATTGTTGCAATGCAGAATGGACGATAGATAATCGCACCCCAAGTACCTTGAGATTTCTTCTGTTTGATAGAAGAGGCTTCCAAAACCATGTTATGGGCGCGCATTTTTTCGGTAAATGCACAGTCCAAAGTACGTTGTCCGTCCAATTCTTCGACAATCAGTTGTACGGTTTCGCCGCTTGTGGCTGAGTATTCTGGAATAGTCTCAACGCGCAAGTTCGGGAAGTTCTTTTTCAACTGGTCAATAACATTGACGTTGTATTGGTTGGTTTTGGTCAAATCAACGCTTGCGGTTGGGCTACACACCAGCAACAAAGGCGTATTCATATCAATCTTACCACCTGTCTGTTTCAGCAAAGTTTGGAACAGTTTGCGGATAGATTCGTACACTTCTTCGCCTGTTGAGTTTGCCCAAGTTTTAGCGGCGGCAGTAGAGGCAGGCAATGACGGGTCATTCAACACACCGTAGTTTTGCAAGCCTTTCACGCCAAACAAATACGTTTTGTTTTGGAAACGATTTAAGGCATTTACAGACGCTTCGTTTACGCGGGCAACGTAGTCGATTTTTGCCTCACCTGCACGGGCTACTTCACGCTCACCCCAGCGAGTGAACACTTGGTAATGGTAGCTTTGACGTTGAGGGAAGTTGACGTTCACGCCGCTCACGCCGTTGTTGTTGTAGTCGCCGTAAGAGGAAACTTCGCCAGTAGGCTCAACGGTCATGAAAGTAGCGGTTTCTGTTGTCCAGTCGCCTTTTTTCATTTCGCCGAAAACTTCAGCGGCTTTGGTAGGTTGCAGGATGATTTCAATCAGTTGAGGGTCAACATAGTTCAACATCCATGCAGGGATACCACTGTTGCCCACGGTAGTTAAACCGGGCTGAGCGTCCATTGCCAAAGCCGCGGCGATTTTGTCGTCCATCAACTTCTTGCCGCCGCCCATAAAGACGATACCGGCATCGCGTTCCAGTTGGTTAAATGTTTGATTCATTGATTACTCCCAAGAAGTGATTTTTGCCAGTTCGCCTGCACCTGCGGCTGAGGCTACTTTGAATTTAGTCAGGGTATAACCTGCTTCAGTCGCTTCGGCAGATGATTTCAATGTGCCATCAGTGTCTTTGGCAAATACGTTTTGACCGATAACGGCGCCGGCAGGGAAATGCGCCCAAAAGTCGCCGCCAGTCATCAGTGTCATGGCTTGACCTTTCAGAATGGTGTTGCCTTGTTCATCCAAGAAGCCGGTAATGCTTGCTTGTTGTTCACGATGTACAAAGCCGATACGACCGTTAGTTGCTTTCTTGTTGCTTACTTTGCCGTCTGTATCTGCCCAAGCAAATACACCGACAGTAACGCCGCTATCGCCTGCTACCAAAGCACCCTCGCCAGCCAGCATGGAAGCGTTAGGGTTTGTAGAAGCAAAATCCCCTGCAACGGCAGGGGCTTGATATGAGTTAACTACTTTTTGAAATGGCATTTTTTAACCTTTCTTGATTCGTGCTAAACCTTTGAACTGCTTAGACGCGGCGTTTGCGCTGTCCATAGCAACTTTAGGTGCTGATTTACCCAACATGCCGACCATTGCACGATATGCAGATGGGTGTACGCCTGACACATCAACGCCTTGCTGTTCCAGTGCGAATTTGTACACATCTTCCGCGCTGTCCATAGCCACATCGCCGACAATATGCGCTACTTCGCGCTGAGCGGTTGCCAGTGCCTGCATACGCCTGCGTTCTTGAGACACAGCCGCTGCGATTGCTTTATCCATGGCTACTTTAGAAATGCCACGGTCTTGAGCTTGTTCAGGCGGTTGAGGTGCTTCAGATTCTTCATTTTCATCTTCGGCAACTTCTTCCACATCTTCGTCTGCGGCGGTTTCTTCTTCGTCTGTACCAACTTCTTCAGCGGCTTCCTCGGTAGGCGGCAACTCGTTGTCGTCCTCGTCCTCGGCAGTCTGAACTTCGTTAGTCAACGAACCAATAACCTGCAACAGTTCGTCAGGGCTTAATTCAGCATCCTGCGCCATCAAAGGCTTCAGAACTGCATGAATACGCGCTTTCGCGCCTTTCTTCAGTTTCATAACTTTCCTTTCTGAAAATGGGTCTGCATCGCTTACTACTACGTCACGCCCTGCCCGACCCACATCGACAAGGGCTACATGGTTACCAACAATATCGCGCATAACACCATCGTAGTGCATGCCGTTAAACTCGCCTGGTGTCATATCGGCGGTGTACCGATACGCGCTTGAAAGCTCCATCTGCTCGCCGCTCTCAATACCTGCGATGGCTTCTGAATCCCAGACGGCCAATGAGCATTTCAAATAGCCGTCCTCAAACTTGGCATCGCTACCAGTCGTACCGACAATTACGTCCTTTTGCGGCTCGTCCGCCGATACTGGAATATGCTTGCTCAGTAACGGCAAGTTATTGAATGACTGAACAGCCTTTTCAAGCTCTTCAGGGTCTCGCAACATGTAATAAACCTTTGTCGGCTCTAATCCCAATTTGTCATGATTTGGAATTTCACTGCCGTAATAAGGATTTACCGTTGCTTTGCTGATATTAGAAGTCTCAACATGCAATCGGCCATCTTCGTCATACGACCGCATGGAACGGTCTTGAGCCATCATGCACCTTGAATCTTTGGCAATCAGATATTTAATTTGTGGCGGCACTTCTTCGCCCTCCGGTATGTACCAAGTCTTTTGTTCAGAATCCCATTTAGCCCCAAACTGCTTGGCTATGTTTCGTTGCTTATACGGAACGTTTAGAACTGTTCCGCCTTTACTGCTATTCGTTGATTTAGGCTTTTGTTGCAAATACGCCTTATCTTCAGGCTCTTCAGCCGCGCCGTCCAACTCGTAGCCATTCAAGCCGCCTCTGAACTTTTCCGATAATTCGCGCTCTTTTTGGCGAATCAAATCAATGGGCGCATTGCCGTTTACAAGCCGTGATTTAGGAAACCACACGCCGACCTTGATAGGCTTGTCATGGCCTGCAACATCACACAATGCGTTAACCATCACCGCCTTGTCGGTCTCTTTGGCAATGTGGCCGATATTTGTTTTTGTGCCGCTTGTCTTAGCAGCCTCAGACGATTTAGATTCTTTAAGCACATCGCCACGCCCCTCAAGCGCAAATAACGCGCGAACGGCATTACGGGCATTCATCTCAACCTGTTCTTTTCTCGCCTTGTTAGCGGCTTCCTCTGCCTTTTGTTTAGCTATAGTTTTTTCGCTCAATGGCTGCGCTTCTCCGACAGCCTCAACATTTTGACCAGTAAGCTTTGCTAACTATTGTTCAAGCCCTTTTTTAACGCCAACGATATGCCCATTCTTAACAGTAACAAGGCTTTTATCAATTGATGCGTTATCAGGCATCCCATCAACACGGTATCCGCCAAAGATAGATTTTTCGGCTTTTATCGGCTGCTTAATTTGAATATGTGTTTCTTTCAAATTAATCTTGGCAGATGGTTTTTTCGTTGTTTTCTGATTTGATTTATTTAACTGCTCTTGGCTTGGCGTTTTCGCACCTACAAAGCTCTTCCGAACCTCGCTAATTTTCGTGCCGTTAAACTTACCGCCCATGCCTTTAGTAACGCGCCCTGATTCGTCTAACTCGACATGTGCCCCTTTACCCTCTGAACCGTTCGGCTTGACCGTTATCCACTTGTTATCTTGCGCAAGTAGTTGCCGTGCCTTGTTCAGTATGGCCTTTTGCTTCTGTTTCATACTATCCCCATTTGATTACTGCACGGCTTGAACATCGGCAGTTAATCTCTTCGCCCGGCTGAACCCATTTGCCATCAAGATACATCCCCTTGCTGACATCAAAGCGTTTACCGTTTGCCGCTACATGGCTAGGGCGTGGCTCTTTGCCTGCGTGAGAATGAAGCCATATAGCTTCAGTTATTCCAAGCTCTTGCCGTCTCGCTTTCTCGATAACAGCCTTTGCCTTGTTGGTTTGGTCTCGTGCAATAAAAGCCGCCCGCCGCTCGCTTACGCCAAAGTCCTTTCGAAGCTCTTTGGATAACTGCGACATGGTGTAGCCTGCGTTGACTGACCGCCAAACGCTATCTTCAACACGGCTCAAATACTGCTGCCCAATGGAACGAATCAAGCCGACATTACCGCTCAACGCTATGTCAAATGCGCGGCGTGTCGCTTCTGTCTGCGTGAATCGAACCGTCAGCCCGGCAGAACGTAAAGCCGAAAGAAACGCCTTGTCTGTGTGGCTCATAGAACGATGTAAAAAAGCCCCTGCGATTTCAGGGGCTAGTGTTTCCAATCGGTTGAACCAGTAACGGAATAAACGGCGGATAGCTGCTTGCAGGCCGTCTGAAAAGCCGTCTTGCGCCAGTCCTTTAGGGTAATGGCTGTCAATCAGGCTTTGCACGTCCTTGCGCATTTCCGCCAGCAGTTTCTTCAGGCTCTTGCGGTACGCCGCCTCCACTCCGAGATTCGGCATTATCGGGGACAGTATCACTTCGTTGCTCTGTTTCATCACTCATTCCCAATCCGCCAAAATCATCTTGCATTGGCACTTCGTCAACATCAATGCCGTTATATCCGCTATCGGTATCTGAAGCCAATCGACCGCGCACCTCTTCAGCGGAAATAACACCAGCCTGAATATATGCGACATCACGATCGGAATCAGATTTGCGGATAGTTGCAAGCTGCGATTCGTCCATTTGCGCCAACGGCACAAACTCAAATGTAATGTTGTCGTCAGTCTCGCCGAATAGATGAAGCTGAACCAGCTTTAACACCTTATCCAGTGGGTCGCGCAAGATGTTTTCTTGCAATGCCTTGATGTAGTCGTAATAAACGGCTATCTCGCCCTCGCTGCTTGCGTTTAATCCGCTAGGCGTTACGCCCAGTAATTTCACAAGCGGCGTATGGCTAGGCATTGCCAGTTGTTCCTGCGCCTGCGCCAATAACGCGTCTAATCCGCTCAATGGCGTGTTGAATTGGAAGAACTCTTCGTTATCCTTATCCAACATCATCAAGCCGCGATTGTCTCTGAAGCGGTTGTACACCTCAGCGCGTAAAGTCATGTTGGCTTCTTCATCACAACCACCTGACAAGATGGTCGACATATCCGTCTTAATGCCTGACAGTGAGAAGCTATGCAGTAGGTCGCTTACTGAATCAACCGTTCGTAACCAGCGGTCAACATAAGGCATCATCAACTGCGACATACTCACGCCGCCGAAGTTATAGGCCGATTTAAGCAAATCAGGAACAGGGCGGCTAATCAGCGTGAACAGGCGGCTATGATGAATCTCACGCCCCATCACAAACCACGATTTAGGCTTGTAAAAGTCTTTTGCCGTCGGGTCTGTCGTATTACATTGCGCCGGCGCTGTCCACATCGGCTCAATCGGAACCAATGCTTCTAAGCAGCCTTTGCCAATGGTCTTACTTGTCAGCAGAAGCGGATTACCCAGCTTGTCGTTATCCTGACCCTTAATTTGGATCATGATTTGGCCACGCCCAAAGAAGCCGTCCGATTCAATCGCCTTACGGAAAACATCACGAATGTTCAGTTTCTCGTAACATTCCTGAATCTGCTTAATCTTTTCGCTATTGTCATCATCGCCGACAGATTTAATCTCAATCCATTGGCGGGTCATCTCGCTGGCCGTCGTTTCGGTTACGCTTCGATACTCTGAAATCTGCGCCAATTCAGCCAAGCGCGGATAACCGATAAAGCCGGTATTAAAAAAGCAACCCGCGCCAAATGTGCCTAAGTTGCTGTTACAGTCCATCGCTATTGAATTATTCGCCCTTACACCGTCTGGAAGCTCCGGCATATCTAACCCATACTGCTGAACAGTTTTATCGGGCAATTCCTGAAGCAGTCGGCGCAAGGCTTTTTCATTTACAGCCTTTTGCTGTTTCTTCTTTTTACTCATATTCTGCTCAAAATGTTTGGATTGATATTCAAGCCGCCTTGTACAGGCGCAAAAGCCATAATCAAGGCATCGGCACGGTTAGGGCTTGGGATACCTCGTTTTGCCATATCCTTTTTGCTCTCAACCTTAACACGCCCGTTATTGTCATAATCGACACGCGGACGGCTTAATTCGGCTTTGAGATACTCAAGGTCTTTAAGACTGCCTGATATGGATATAAGCTCGTCAACAGGATAGGTGTCCCCAAACTCGATGGCTCGCCATGTTTTATAAAACCGTTCGCGCACCATCCACCAAGCTTGCGCTTTGATGTTTGAGAACATATCCTTATTTTTCTTATCATCAGTGTATCGGGCTTCAGGCTTAAACACAGAACCACCGGCATTAAAGCCAATCGTCTGCACTTTGCCCGTCTTACGCCTAAACTGCGCTTTCACGCCAGCACCAACACCGATGCTGTCATAGACAATCTTATCGGCTTTCGCTTCTTGTCCGTACAGATAAACCTTGTCGGCGGAATAGATAACGTCTTGTCCGCGCCATTCGTCCATATCGATAACGACAGAACCATGGCGCAATATTGTTGCACTGGCATCGTCGCCCTCGTCCGCAACGTCAAAGCCCAGTATTCTCTGTCCGCTCGCTTCAAATCTCAGCTTGATATGCGAATCAATCGCCGCGTCAATCCATTTAGGCTTAATTACTGACAACTCGCTATCTGCTACCGGCTCGCCTAACCATATATGGCGGTAAAGGTCATAATCACGCGCTTTGCATGATTCAGCCTCTAAGCGTAGCACTTCAGGCAAATAGATGTTGTCAGTGTAGTTAACGACAATATCGACCATATCATCAGGCGGATTGACTACAAACCGCTGATAGGTAGGGTCTAGGATATTCTTTGGGTTCCATGTAAGCCAAATCTCCGACCCCGCCTTACGGATAGTCGGGATTAGGATATTCCAGCTTTCATCAGAAACGTTTTCCGCTTCCTCAATCCAGCATATATCAATCGCTTCAATGGATTTGATTTTTGTCGGGTTGTTCTTGATACCGTAAAAGAGAAATTCCGAACCTGTCGATAGGTGGATAATGCGGTTACGCTGTACTTCATATTCCTGCGTATAACCTGCCCTGTCTATCGTGTCTGATAACAAAGAGATTACGGAATCACTGATACTGTTTTGAAGCTCACGGGCGCACATGATACGAAAGCGGCCTTTTCGTGCAAGCTCTACCAATACCGTTGCCACTGCCCAAGACTTCATACCACCACGACCACCGCGCAAACTCTTGTATCGGTGCTTATGTATCAGCGGTCTAAATTTTGGGTGTAGCTTATTCTTCATCGCTCAAGAACAAATCGGAAAGTTTTACATCAGCCTGTATTGCAAGATTGCCAGTGATTTGCTGTTCCACTTTGTCACCGTATTTCTTAGGTGCCATCTTCGCTGCAAGCCATTTGCGAGAATCAATCTGCAATTTAGCCTTTGCTACCGCCGCACTATCAGGCTCAACAGAATCAGCGATACTGATAATTTCATCAGCAAATGAAACGGCCTGTTCCTCGCGCGCGCGCGCGTACTGTTTAGAAAACTCTTCATTCTCCGATAGCCACTTACACACTGTAACAGCTGAAGGCATGCCATCTTGTGAACAAACAGTCCTCAAGCTCATGCCACTAGCTATCAGTTCGCATATCTTTTCTGCCAGCTCGTCGCTGTATTTACTTGGACGGCCTGTTTTGCGTTTTGTGTTGCTCATAAACCCTCCTCAAAAAGAAACCGTCTAACTCCGACCACTCTCAGAATTAGACGGCTAAACACACTCGACTCACAGGAAAAATGGAACGCCCTACACCAGCAAGGCATAGGGCGAAGTGCAAGAACCGCTTTATAGTCTGTCTTGGCATGACAACCATTTAGGTCGGGTAACCGCGTTTCACTTGCACCGCGTTTTGTTAACTTTCTGCCTGAATCACAGGCTATCTCGAAATGCAAAAAACCGCCCTATAAAGGCGGTTTATATAGCTATTTCCAAACTATAGCATAATTGTATCAAAAAGGTTCAACGATTGCAACAGGATAAATACATATTCTTTTTCAAATCTGCCATTTACGTTACAAAAACGCAACATCTCGCCTTGATTCAATGATTCCGCAAGCTCTAAATTCATCGTCCAGCTTGCGAAGCATGGATTCTTCAAGCTGTGCAATGGCACTACTCACTTTCTTCCTATGCGCCCATACCGTACCTTTTGACAGGTCGTACTTGTCCATAATCTCCACCTGCTTCGGAACCTCCCTCAAGATATTCGACACCAGCGCATCACATATCAGCAAGTTTACGCCCTCGTTCTGTTTTTCGATATAGGCGGTAATATCAACGATTCCGCTCAAATCCTCGCTGTACTTACACTCCACTACTGCAAGCTCGTATCGATTCAATACGCGTTCAATACGGCTGATAATCATTGCGGCGTTTGCGTGGGTTTCTGCCTGCGTTAAATCCCCACCGCCGCCTGTAACACCTTTAAATTCACACCAGTGCATGACTGAAGCCGTGTTGTTCATCGGCTCCATTCTTACGCCCCTGATTTTGTACACATCGAGTAAGACTTGTTCCACGTTCCTGTACATCTACATACTCCAACTGATTTTAAATTCGTTCGCCGCCCATGATTGGATATTGTTTTGATACTCTGTCATCTCTGCTACATTCAGCTTTGTGGTGCTGATTGGTGTTTTAAGCTCGCTTCCGTCCGGCATGGCCTTTAGCTCAAATCCCAGAAAGTAGCCTTTGCAGTATTCATGCCACGTCTCTGCGCTGTATCTCCTGCCGTTTACCCATGCCTTATCTGCTAATTCTCCATAAATAGCCCAAAGCCGCTTGTTTTGTTCATGGCTGCGCTTGGCTTTGTAAGGTCTAATTGTGATTTCCAAATCCCCAGTTTTCAGCCAGCTTTTTAGCTCATTAGTAAACAGGGTTATGATGTTATCCGCGTTGTCTGCGGTTGCTCTGAATTTCTGACTATTCATATTCTGACAAACACAAGCCACGCGCTACGAAGCACACAAAAGACACACCAGCCAACACTGCACCGATACCAATCAATCCCAATAAAATCATCTCAATCCCCTAGTAAATCCCGAACCTGCTGTAATAACTCTCGCTCCGTGCCGTACAAGCTCTCAAACGTTCGCGGCGCGGCGTGAAAGGCTATCCCTACCCCACCAGTCCGATGATGTGCAGGGCATAGCGGTATCGTCTCAAAATGGCTGCTACGCCGTCCTATCCCCGCACCGTTTCGGATATGATGCACCTCTGCCGGTATGTCGTATCGCCCACTGTTACGGCAGACGATACAACCGATAGAAGCCACGCGCTCAAGGTGCTTCTTTTCCTCTTTGGTTTTACTCACTCCAACTCCTCAACTTTTACCACTAGCCCCCCTCCTGCAACCGGCTCACTACCATACTCAGCAATAATGCGTCTAACCTGTTTGTCGTTTTCATATGCCACGCCCTGCAATGCGTCCAAACAGACTTTTAAGCAGTTATCCAAATCCAAGCAGACTTTACTTACTGAACCGTCTTTATTTGCTTTGGGTATCAACTGGACTGTCAGACTTACCGCCTTATTGGTAGGCTTGACACCGTTTTCAGAAGCAATAACAGAAACGCGGGCTTTATATGCCACCGCCTCTTTACTGACGATTTGACGGTTGCGGAACGTCCGCCAATATCGGTTAGTGCTTATCGGATAAGGCAGGGAAAGAACATTTGACCTTTCCGCCGCCTCTACTATTTGCTCAATCGGGATTAATACGGCCAATGCCCACCCCCATCATCGTCTTGGTTGCGTATTTTCTTTGCGACCCATTCGACAAAGCCAATCGCCAACACTACAACCAACACACAAATCAAAAATACCGAGAATTTCATAAGTAACTCCATTTTTTAGGTGTCAGTGTAAATTTCACTTCGTTCACTTCAGAAATTAATCCTAAAACTTCTAGCCCACAAAAGAAGAAAAACAAATACACCAATGCCTATTCCAAGCAAAACCAAAAATATTGCTAAAATCCAACTCATTTCAAACATCCCTTCACGCTAACAATCTCCAAATCCACCATGCCGAATTGTTTGTAAATGCTTTCCGCCACGCCGATAGGCCAGTTTTTAGGGTCTAATTGCGGGCAAGCTTCGTTTGCAAGCTCTGCCGAAATACTCATGCTTTTCGCGCCGCGCTTGGCTGAGAACAGCCGTTCTTCGTCTGCGTCTGTAAACTCTTTTGGCTTCCGGCGCGTGACTGGCGATTTTGCTTTCTTGGCCGCGTAATATTTCGCGTGATATTCTGCTTGACACTGCCGGCAGGTGCCGGTGTATTGTTGGATCCCTTGTTTATTGAAGCCTTTTTTATAAAACTCGCTTACCGGCTTTCTTTCTTCACATCGTGAGCATTTGCGCGTTTCCATTTCCCTTATTCCTTTTCGCGTTGTCCAAATTCATCAATCGGCGGCATATCTACCCAAAGAGTGATTCCGATAAGTGCCGCTATTGCACCAAGCCCAATAAGAAACATCGTCATCATTTGCGGCCTCGCTTGAATTTATTGCGTTTCAGTAATTCCAATTCCCCTTTTAACCGTGTAATCTCGCTTCGTAGCGCGGAATCGGGTTTGTTTCGTAAAACGTCCAGTAACTGCACTTTCGTCTGAACCAGTTCTTTGTCTTTACGCTCCAATTCGTCTTGTAGCTCTGAAACCTTGATTCCCAGTGCCGTTCCTTTTGCCATCAAGCCGTTTGAAACTTTGCGCTCTTCGTTCAGCTTGTCGATAAGCTCTGAAATGCGATCACTCATTTCCTTGCCGGCTTCTTTCATTTCGGCTTTTTCTTTCAGGCCGTCTGAAATTCTCTGACTGTAATCATCAGCCATGTTCTTTAAGCTATTAGCGGCCTGAATAACTTCTTCGTGGTCTTTCTTACTCACGCCACCCAATTTCTCGATTAACCAATTCTTCATTTGTCATTTCCTTTTGTTGCGCCATTCTTCGAACTTTTCGCGCCGTTTCTGTATCACGATTTCATCGGCTGGCTGAAAAGCACTTCCGCCGCTCCAGTAATCGCCCTTGTCGCACTTGTAGCCTCCGAAGTAGAAGCTCGCCCGTTGCTCAGACGTTTGCGATTTCTCGCATTTTGCAAACCCTCTCATCGGCGTATTGGCCTCTGATTGGAAGTTTGCGTATTTGCAGTAAAAGCAGGTTTCACGCACGGTAACTATCCCAGTCAAACGGTATCAACTTGCCACCGCCATCTCTCAAGCGGTCTCTGATACGGGCATCAACGTTTTCGCGGAAATCTTTAGCCGATAAGTTAGTCAACACTAGCGTTGGCATAAGCCGCTCATATCGACCGTTGATTACTGAAAACAAAATCCGACCATCCGTTTCTGACAGGTTGCCCGCGCCAAATTCATCAAGCACCAGCAATTCAGGTTTTACAAAAGTTCCAACAGCCTCTTTCTCGCTTCCTCCGTTGAAACTGTCTTTTACGGTCTGCAACATATCGCCGACAGTAATTACAACCGCACTACGCCCCGATTCGATAACCTTGTGAGCAATGCCACAGGCCAAATGATTTTTCCCAGTGCCACGCTTGCCTGAAAAAATCATGTTCCGCCCGGTCTGCAAAACATCCTCAAAGTTTTCCGCATAGTCGGTGGCGGCAGATTTTGCCCTTGCCATTCCGATCACGCTTTCATCGACCTTGAAATTTTCAATTCGGCAGTTTTTAAACCGTTCTGCAATGCCTGAGCGGCCAATGCGTTTTGACATTTCGTCTTGCTTTAATTCGCTAACAAGACGTTCGGCATATTCAACCGCTTCCTTTGCCGCTTTCAGCTTTCCGCAAACAGGGCATTCAGTCCAAACGTTGCGGAAAACACTTTTCGCCAAATACTCGCCATGTTCTGCGCATTTGCGTGTCTCCGTTTTGGCGTTGCCATAGTTTTTTAAAAAATCGGCGGTACTTTTCAAAGCCATATCCACCCCCTTAGAAATCTGTTGTCGGCTGATCGCCGTATTCTTTGCCGTCCAGTACATCAGCCGTCATGTTGTGGGTTAAGCCACCATTTCCGCCGGACTGTTTGCTAAAGGTTTTATTCCTGACCCAATCAGCGCGGAAACTTCCCCAGCCGTTGCCAATGGAAAAAACAACTGCTTGAAATGCCGTCATGCCAACTTTTTGAGCTTCGCTTGCAATCAGGCGCATAGCCGTTTCTGTCAGTGGCTGGCGTTTTGCTTTGCGGATTGTTAAAAAATCTTCAGCGATTTGCCCTGTTATCCCATGCTCTGCCAACAGTGCTAAATCGGCTTCATGCTTGGTCGGTTTTTTCGCTGGTTTTTCGTGCGCTGTATTAATATCTACGTTAGTAGATATTTGTTTTTTGTTTTTTGTATTTATGTGACCCCCATTTTTTGGGGGTGGTGTTACNTCTGAAATTAAAAAATATTCGTTGGGTAATCCGAATCTGCTTTGCTTGCCAATCAGCCCTAATTCGACCAGTTCGTTAATAGCTTTCTCAACCGTTTTTTCTGACTTGATTCCGGTCGCTTTTTGAATCTGCGAAATCGAAAGGCTGTCATGCGTTTTTTGCCAGCCTCTTGTTTTCCGGACAATCAAGATGTAGCATTTAAGGGCGTTCCCGCTCATCTGCGACAGGTATTCATCGATAACCGAGTTTGCAATCTGAAAACTGTTTGGGATAAATTCATTCATAGTTCAATTCCTGACCTGTCGATCGAATAATGCGCTATCGGATTCTTGCAATTTCCAACCTTGAATCTCGGCTTGTTAAAAACAAATCCCCTGCTTTCCAAGTCAGAGATTCGGGCGCATAACTGCGTAATCTTCAATTTCTCGTATGCTTCCAGTGATGTGATGTGTCCGTTTGCGCGGATATACTCGACAATCTGCTTGCACTGTGTCTGTTTTTGGTCTATCATGCTCACTCCTTTTGTTGCAGGCTTCGCGCCTCAACCCTGCCCCACGTTTCCGCGTGGGGCTTT